TAAGTTAAAAGTTTGATAAATAGAAACATATAACTATATTTAAATGGAGAAATTGATGTCATACAGACGCTCTATGGAGCAGTTAAGACCTGCTCGTACTCAAAAGATAGACTTACAAGAAAAATCACAGATTCTTTTACAAGAGGCTACAGGGCCATCTGGTGCTCAATGGGAAAATATAATTACATACTATTATAATGGTGCCAAAAAGTCAGACCCTAATTACAAAGAAATTAAAGACTTCATCAAAGACTATGGAAAACAAGGACAAGCAATAGCAAGAACTTTTAAGTCAAAACTTAAAGGTGGAAAAATGACACAATTTGGTAAAGGTAGAGGAACTGTAAGTAATTTATATACGAAACGCGGTGCAAGTAATCCAACACCCAAAACTGATATGTACACACCAAAGTATAATATTAGTTTGAAAAAAGCTGGTGGTTCACAACTTGCATCTGCAGCTAAAGGTGAGGCACTTGGTATGTTTTTTGCTGCATTAGAAAATTTAGGTAAAACTGATACTAAACAAATAGAAAAAATTGCAAATGAAATAGATAGTAATTTTCATAAATTAGTAACAAGAAAAAATAAGGGTGAAATAGAAAAGTACGCAACAGGTGAAAAAAGTAAAAAAGATTTAACACCATCAGATAAAAAAGCAGTAAAAGAATTTATTGTAACAGAAGAATTTCACAAAGAACTAAATGAGAGAATAAAAAAAGTATTAAACTTTGAAAAGAACCCAGACTTTATGAAATTTTTTGTATATGAAGCCATGTCAGGTCATGCAAAATTTAGTGGTTCAATTGCATCGGCAAGTGTATGTATGGAATTTAATGCAGACACAGGTGCAATAACAAAATTTATTCCATGCACTAGTAATGGTACAAATAAATTTACACCAATTCCTAAAATATCAAAAGAATTAGAAACTATGGCAAAAAAGGTTAAAATATATTCTGCATGGAAATCTAGTAAAGGTAATCCATATTCTTCTTTAAGAATTTCTTCTACACTACATGATAAACAAGAAACACCAACTTTAAAAAGTATAATTCAAGATGAAATAAAAAAAGATAGAATTATGAGTTCAGTATTAAGTGAAGATAATGAAATATATAATCTACATGAATTTGACCCAATTGGTGCCATTACAAAAACATATGATAAAGTTAAAAGTATGACAGGTAGTGCAATTAATTGGTTAAAAAATTTAGTATCTAAAATTATGAATGCAGTTAGAAGTGTTTTAAATAAAATTAAAGAATTAGGTGCAAAAATGTTTGAAGCTTTATTTAATTTTATAGGTATTGAAGTAGAGAGAGTAGATATGTCAGTATCTTCTGATATCAAAGGATTTATATTTGGAACTCATGAATAATCTAGCAGAACAATTATTATTTGAAGATAAAGGTGGAAAGAACCTTCATCTTGAACATATAGAAGATGAGATACTTAACTATGGTATAACAGGTGGTCGTGCATCTATAAACTTTATACAGTCACTAAGAGATATGTTTGCTGGTGCAAGTCGTTCATCTATTAACATGACAGTTAAGTGGGATGGTGCCCCTGCAGTCTTTGCTGGAGTAGACCCAGCAGATGGTAAGTTTTTTGTAGGAAAGAAATCAGTCTTTAATGTAGAACCACAACTCTATAAAACAAATGCAGATGTAGACAAATATACATCTGGTGATTTAAATGCAAAACTTAAAGTTGCATTATCAGAGTTTTCAAAATTAGGAATCAAAGGAGTTTTACAAGGTGACTTAATGTTTACGAATGATGTATCCACAGATACTATAGATGGTAAGAAGTATTATACATTCCAACCAAACACTATTGTTTACGCAGTAGATGTTGATTCAGATTTTGGAAGTCAAATTAAAAAAGCAAAGATTGGTGTGGTATGGCATACAACATATACAGGAAAAGAATTACAAAGTATGAAGGCTTCATTTGGAGTAAACATATCAGGTCTTAAAAATGTATCTAGTGTATGGCAAGATGATGCAACATTTAAAGATGTATCTGGTAGTGCAACAATGACACAATCAGAAACAGATGCTATAACTAAAGAGTTATCTATTGCTGGTAAAACATTTCAATCAATTAACTCACCTATGTTAACTAAGTTTTTAAATTTACAAAATAGTTTTACTGGTGCAATAGTATCAGCAGGATTAAAGACATATAATAATGTTAATGTCAGACAAGGTAAACCAATTACAAATCCTAAGGCACATGCTATGGGTTATGTTAAACATGTAGAATTAAAACTACAAGATATGATTGATAAATCAAAAAGTCCTAAAGGAAAAGATAAGTATAAAAACTTACAAAAAGAATATAAAAGAGAAGTAATGAAACATGTTAAAAATCTAACACAGATAATTACATTTCAAAATGCGATTGTTAATGCTAAAATGTTAGTAGTTAAAAAACTAAATCGTGTTAGAAGTATTGGAACATTTATTAAAACAAGTAATGGATTTAAAGTATCAAACCCAGAGGGGTATGTTGCAATAGATAGAGTATCAGGTAATGCTGTAAAATTAGTAGATAGAATGGAGTTTAGTTATAATAACTTTACTGCCATCAAAGCATGGGATAAGTAGAATGAAGAAGTTTAAAGAACATTTACAAGAAAAAGTAACAAATGAATTTGGTGGAATCTATGAACCTAAAGGTATCAAAGATATTAAAACATATGAAAACCCAGCTATAAACATATCTGGTATGGGAACATATGATTTAGAAACTATAACAAATATGATAACAAGAAAACTTTTAGAATTAGCTAAAGAGGCAAGAACATTAGAAAAGGATGCTAAAAAAGATGCCAAGTTTTTTAGATATGGTTCATATAGAACTATGCAAAATAAAATAGAAAGTAATTTAAAATACTTTGTTGGAGTTATGGCTGATGTTGAAAGTCAAATGACAACACCAGCGATGAAAGCAAAAGGAACTAAACTAGGGTCTAAAAAATACAAATGAAAAGATTTATAGATTTACAAGAAGCAACAGGAACAGTATCATTTACTTTTGGTAGATTTAATCCACCAACGACTGGTCATGAAAAACTATGTGACGCTGTTAAGAAAGCAAATCCTAGTGATTACAAAATCTTTGCTTCTCAATCACAGAATCCTAAGAAAGACCCATTACAATATGCAAAGAAAATTGCATATATGAAACAATCATTTCCTAAACATAAAAATAATATCGTAGTATCAAAGTCTAGAAATATATTTGAAATACTAGTAGAACTAAACAGTTATGAAAATCTTATCATGGTTGTAGGTTCTGATAGAGTTGCAGAATTTAAAAAAATAATTGACACATATAATGGTGTTAAAGCAAGACATGGATTTTATGAATATAAAACAGTAAAAGTATTAAGTGCTGGAGAAAGAGACCCAGATGCTGAGGGTGTGGCAGGAATGTCTGCATCTAAAATGAGAGCAGCTGCAGTCGATAGTGATTTTGATTCCTTTAAATTAGGAACACCATTGAATGATGCACAAGCAAAAAAATTATATTTTGATGTTCGTAAGTCTATGGGTATCAGAGAAGAATTAAATTTATCTGATTTAGAAACACTAAGAGAATTATATCTTTCAGAGCAGATTTGGAATGTCGGTGATTTAATCAAAGTCAAAGGTAAAAATGATGACACACATCCAGCATGGGAAATTATTCGTAGAGGTACAAACTATGTAACTGCTATAGATGAGAATTATAAATCTCATAAAATATGGTTACATGATATAGATATCACAGAAGTTAAACAAGATAAAGAAATTAAAGATAGAGATGGCACTCAACCTGCTAAGTATTATGGAAGTAAGATTGCAAAATCTACAAAAACTAAAAGAGCAGCTCAGTTTAAGAAACAGACTAAAATGGATGATGATGACCCAGATGCTTACAAACCAGCACCAGGCGATGCAACAGGAAAAACTAAACCATCTAAACATACTAAAAAGTTTAGACAGATGTTTGGTGAAGATGGTCCATGTTGGGATTCACATAAACAAGTAGGTACTAAAATGAAAAATGGTAAGAGAGTACCTAACTGTGTTCCAAAAGAAGACAATGCTAGAATTCCTAGAAAGAAAGGACAACCAGCAGGAAGTGATAAACATTCAGACTTGTATACAGATGAGAACCCAGAGGGTACAATTCAAGGACTAGGATTTAAAGATGTAGAAACTGCAAAGTCAAGTGTTGCAAAGATTGAAAGGTCTGATAGAACACATGCACATAAAATACAAGCTGCAGTTGCAATGGAACAGAGAGCAAAAGAAATGGGTAAGAAAGCAGAAGCTGCAATCTATCGTACATACATTGAGAAGATGAAAAAGAAAACTAAAAGAATGAGAGAGTTTACAGAGTTTATGTATGAGAATGCACCTGATACAGCAGATGCAATGAAAAGATATAAAGCAGGAAAGGCTGGATTTACAGATATCGCACATCTCAAAGCAAAAGGATTAATTAAGAGGGCCGATGGTACAAAAAGAAAATCTGAAATGAAAGAGGAGTTTCAATTCTATCCAAAAGATTTAGAAGACTATATTCAAATACCAGACTTTCCTAAAGATGATATGCAAAGAGAAATGTCAATTATTAGAAAAGCAATAAACACAAGAACTGATAAAGATGTAGAGAGTGTTGCAAACAATGATGAAGATTCTTTCTATTCAATCAAA